ATTGTGATACCATGTCCGGCTATGGTAAGAAAGGAAGATGCGGCGCCGTTCAGCAAGAGAAAAGATTTCTCAAATGAAGCAGCAGTGAATTTTAGATGCTGAAACGATCGTAAAGCACGCCTCAGTCTGGATAGCATCGGATCTATGCCGGTAGCCAATGAAAGAACTGCGGCCCGACTGGCCGTGGCCAATTCAGAGAATCGACCAAAAACATTATCGACCCTCTTTATCGCGAAATCGACAATATCGTTTATGGTCTTATTGGCGGTAAATGCCACCAGCGACCACCCGCTTCGCCAGGACTTTCGTACAGTGGTATCCCATACTTTATATACGCCGTACACCGCCGCGAACCAAACAGCCGTCCGCGCATAAAGAGTTTCTAAAGATCGTCCTGCGCGTGCGCTCATCCGCGTGAGAGCACCGTCCGCAACATCACTGGTTTGCTTGGCAACACGCCGCACGGTAGAGTCTACCCGGTCAGCAACCCGTTCGACATCTTCACCGATTTCTTTCATGCCATCCGAAAGCTCTCTGATCGGCGCGGCCTCGGTCGATTTTATCGCAGAATCCAGGCGCGATAGCTTTTTGATCAATTCGTCGATAACAGAAAGCCCTGATTCTCTGATCTTGATCAAGATGTCCACGGTTTGTAAAGCCACGATTATCCCTTCAGAAACTCATCCCGCTCTTTCGACCCGGCGAAAGCCAACTGTACGGCAGTTGCCATACCGACAATTTGCAATTTTTGAAACTCGAAGACCGCTTTCACTGCTGACTTGAAGAAGCTGTACCCGTAGTCTAAGACACCATGGTGGCCGGCGCAGAGGACGAGACAAACGATTGCTTCCAGTCCGCCCGAAAGCTTTCCTTGAGCTGCTCCAGCATCTCCCCCATCCCCAGGCCTTCTAAAATCGACAAAAAACTCTCGTTTACCTCCATGAAGGTGTTTTTGATTTGCATCAGCTCGCTCGGCGCGAAATCCAAAAATCTCTCGTAGTCGATCGAGACACAGCGCGGAAGCCACCTGGTGACGAATGCTTCCCACTGCTGCGCATCGCGCCCCATCGTCATGATTTCCTCGCCGATCTCGAGAATATCGCGCACACGCAGCTCGTAAATCGCGATCTCTTCGCTTTTGTTTTCGTCGATTTCCAGCTTTACGAACGCTTTTTTCCTCATTCGTTATTCTCCTAAAAAATAACTGAAGGTAGCGTGAATTCACGCTACCTCGCTTTACGATGCGGCGGAGACATTCCCGCGGTACGACACTTTCATGAGGCCCGGCGAATAGTCGTCGTGCGTGATGAATTCGCACTTGAGCCCGATGACGACGAATTCATCGCTGATCGCGTTATACGTCCCGTCCGGAGTGATCGAGCCGTACCCTTTGAGGTCATCGATCTCTCCCACGCCAGGGTCGCTTACGAAGTACAAGTGACCCCGCAGGGTCAACGCACTCGCCGCCAGGAAATGGTAGATCGTCGCTGCCGGGTTGTCGTAGGTGACTTTTATGTCGTCATCCTCGCTGATCGACCCGGTCGAAAGCGGCATGATGAGCCCGGCCTTGGTGTCCAGGACATAATCTGTGCCCAACACATAGGTCGTGACTTCCGTGGAATCTTTGACCACGACGTTGGTCAGATTGATTTTTCCGATCTCGTGCCAGCGATCCAGGTTTACGCCTGCCACGGTCACCGTGGTGTCGGTCGCCAATGTTTGCGTGGTGGTCGTGTCTTCGTCCGAATCGGCCATAAAGTATTTATGCAGATTGTCGCGATGAACGCTATCCAAAGACAAGGCGCCGCTGGCTTTGATACTGGTAATTACCAATTGGTCCCTGACTTTCAAACCGGCCCGCGAAGAGAAATGCTCTACCGACTCGATTTCCTCCGTAATTTCCAATTTCGAACAGTTGCCGAGATCCTCCCAGGACGCCTGCGCATCTTCCCGGAACAAAACCTTGCCCTTCGGGATACTGTAATATTTTTCATCGTGAACTGTTGCCATTTCGTACTCCTAATTTCTGCCTGCGCTATAACGACTACTCCTCGGGATCGCGATCGTTATGGCAGTATGGCTCCCAAAAAGCGGGAAATAGACTTCAACATGCGTCTCCCCGTTCACATCGATCTTTCCCAGGTGCGAATCCAAAATCGCCGTCTCAACCAGCTCGCGCAAATCTTCTACCTGTTCAAGCCCGCTAAAAATCTTCTTATTCGCGTCGGTTCGTATTTCCTCGTTGTACACGGCAATCCCTACCTCGATCAAAAACTGAATTAGAGCATTGCTTTCACCTTTCGTTCGTTCCGCATAGAAAAGAATGATGACCGGGTATTCGTCCTGTTCCGGCGGCGATTCCGGATTCACGCCCAAATAGACCGTCTGGGCCCGTCCGAATTGCGCCTGGCAAAAGGTCTTGATATCCTGATCATCGGCCAGGATATTCGCCAATTTTTCCAATAACTCGGTAGTTTTCATGTCGTTTCTCGCTCGAATTTCCGATATTGCCGGTCAAAACTCTTCTCGAAATTCTTGCCGATCTCCTTGCCCCAGCGCGCAAATACCGGCGCCATCACCGGATGAGGCGCGATTTTCAATTGCGAAGTGGCCTTCCTGAGCGGGAAAAAGGTCTTACCCGGTACCGCTTTTCTGCCGGCAGACTTGCGCGTTGCGCCGAACATGCGTCTCATGGCGTCTGTGACCGGAGTCTCATGCCCGGCCTCGACCCATCGCGCCCGTTCGGCCAGACGCGAAAATTTTCGCTCTTTGGGCCTGCCGAATCGAATGCGCGCCTGGCTGCTTCCTGAGTAAGATGTCACGAATTGCGACAGCCAACTCCAGTTGTTTCGACCGAGAATCCTCCCGCGCCGGACCCAACTTTGCGGCTTGCCGCCTGAACGATAAAGGATGAATTTCCTCGATAGCGGATGAAAATCCGGCCAGGTTCCACCGCCGGCCTTCTTGATCCAATCGTAGATTCGACCCTTGTATGACTGTGTCGTTTCGTACAGCGATCTCCGGCGCAGCGCCGGCCAAAATCTCTTGTAAGAAACGGCCAGGTTGTTCACATTGTCGAGCCCGCGTTCCTGAATTTCGATCCTCATCTCGCATTCCTCGCGCGCAAATCTCGCCGGACCTCTATTTTGACTATGTCTTCATCACTTGAGATCTCTCGAATCACCTGCCATTCCTCGCCGTCGATCAGAACCTTGTCGTTGTACTTCACTTCCGGGGTATCGGTTCGAGCAATCCACAATTCTGCTATCCGGTGATTCCCTCGGACATCTTCCCTGGTGTCTTCTTTGAAATCGACAATCGCCAAAAGATCGAACGAGCCCCAGATTGCAGATTCGTATACGACCTGGCTTGCAAATTCGGTTTCGTTGAAGAGATACGAGAGATCAGCGCGCATGAGGTCTTTGAGATCCATCACTTATCCTTCTTTTGCGGACCTGATCCTTTCTCGGATTCGAGTGCCTTTTCCATCTTGCTCATCCGCTGCTCCAGGCTGGCGGCCCTGGCTTCCGCTGCTTGTGCTTTCTTTTCCGCCGCCGCGGCCCTTTCCTCGGCGGCCTTGATAGCCTTTTTGGCGGATTCTTCCTCTTTCGCCGCTTCCTCGCCGCGTACTTCTTTTGCGGCCATGGCCTCGCCGCGTTTTTGGCGTTCGAATTCCGCGATGTGATCTTCGGCACTTCCCGGGATCGCGACCGCTCCGGCTTGCAGAAGGCGTTCGGCCTCCTTGTCCTCCATTTCAATGAGAGGACCATTCGCCGTGCCGTGCCCGTAATATTGTCCGTTATATTTGATAAGTTGGACGGCCTTTACCTTACGCATACTCTGTCTCCTTTATTCGCTATGCGACCGCCTGTACGCTGACTACCGAATCCGGCTGGTGGAACCCGGGCATGGGCGCCGATTGCAACATGACATACCGACGGGGCGGGTCCGGTTCTTTCCAGGATTTGGGAAAATACTCCACAGCGACCAAAGAATCGTCGTCCTGGATCGCTCCGTACAACACCGACGCGCGCGCGCCGGTACAACCCATAATGAGCCGGTTCGCCGGGATCAGCGGAACTTCCAGCCCGGTATCGGGGTCGAGATACCACTCGTCGTACGTATAAAAGTTGACCCCTTCGGCTTTCCCGATCCATTCGACCCCGGGCGGCAGCCCCTCACTCATACGATCGATTTCGACGATGTTGTTGATACGGCGATTGTCGAGCACCGCACGTACGCCCTCATGGGCCTCGAACGCCTTTTGGACATCCCCTCCCAGAATGCACTTATCGGCACGAAGACCTGTCTTCTGGAAAATCATCGTTTTCCAGCTCTTGATGTCGCCGAGCGGATCGCTGGCAGGGTCGCTCCAGAGATCGCTTCCGGCGAGAGTGATGATGTGATTGCCGTCCATCAAATAATCGATGGTTTCCTCGATGGTGTCTCCCTTGATTTCCACCTTCCCCGTGCGGACCACCTCTGCGCACATCACTTCGATGCGGCGCAGTATCGAATCCCACATTTCCGCGATGTCTTCCCCGAGCCTCCTCGATGCCAAAGTGACCGGACTTGGGTTCTGGCTGTACGGATTGGATCCAAACGGCCGTTTCAAAAACTCACCCGCTGTGGTGACCATTTTGGGCTTCACATAGGGCGGCTTGTACGTTCTCGTGGTGTAGCCGATCCGTTCCATCAATTTGCTGGCCTCGGTAGGACGCACGAAAGGCGCCAGGCGCCGTTTCCCTTTTCGAATGTCGAGCTGTACCTCCTCGGTCACGAAGGTTTCCGTTTCCGGAAAGAACATGCTCCGGATGAAAGTCTGCGGAGGGAAATCCGTAGACATCGCACGCAACATCGTTGCCGTTGAAAATATATCCATCTGCGTCTCCTTTAGCCGGCAACCGAATCGTACAAGAAGATCCGGACCTTGTTTTCGCGAAAAGATGCCTTGACGGTGTCCTTGTCGTGACCGGCCCCATAAGTGAGGAATCTCTCGTTGACATGGGCCTCGTCGTACGCATGCGTTTTCTTGTCTGCCGCACTCGCATCCGTGTCCAGGGCCAGAATGCAATCGGGCACCTGGCTCCCATCCACGGCACTCTCGACACTGAGAACGTGTTTGCCGGCGTCCGTGTGCGCTTCGATCGGTACGGTGAACACGTCACCGGTCACGAAGTCGGTCGTGCCATCCACGATTTCGAAGGCGATATAATCGTTGTCGTACGCGACCCCCACCTCGGCGTCGGCCAGCCGTTCTCCGTTTGGAGTTTCGACCTTGAATTTTCCGCCGTCCGCCGCGGCCTCGATACACTCGACTTTGTAATCGCCGACCACCGATTTCTTCCGCGGCTCCAGATTCTGCATGGTGCCGTTGCCGGTCCCGCTGAACACAGGAGTGCCGGCAGCGAACTTGATCTCACCCAACACGGACCCGCGTACGAGATTTTGACCGGTCAACAACGTGATTGCCTTGTCGTGAGTACCCGGTTGAACGATGAGGTTGTCGGGCGAGAATACGACTTCTGTTATCCCCATGTCTTCTATCTCCTTTTCGAAATTCCGGAAGCCATGGCCTCGATCACGAGCTGGTCTTCCGCATCCTGCCTGTTTTGCTCCGTGCTTTCCACGGCTTTCGGCGATTCCTTCTCCAAATCGGAAACACTGCTCGTTTTCTCCGCCGGCCTCTCCAATTTGAAACTGGTCATCAGTTCGTATGCGAGATCCTTCGCATTCTTTCCAGGATCTTCCTTCGCGGCGGCGATGAGAGATTCACTGCCACTGGGAGCATTTTTCGCCAGTTGGTCGATCGCCAAAATGCGTTCCCGCTCCTGGCGTGCTCCCGCTCCGTAGATCGCCTTGTACACGTCCGGGTATCTTTCGCGTACCGAATCCACAGTTATGGCGATGGTTTCCTGTTTTTCTTCCACGGGCGCTTTGGCTTCCGCGGCGTTCTCTTCTATACCCATAAATTGCTTCTCCTTTGACATCGTTTCCATCGTTGCTATCCGATCGGCGAGCCCGGCAGCGACCGCCTGCTCACCGATAAAAATCCTTCCCTCTGCCATCTCATCCTTGACAACTTTTGGAGTGACTCTCCGATTGCGCGCGACATCTTCTACAAAACGATCATAGGTGTAGGTCACCTGGGAATGCAAAAAGGCATACCCTTCATCACTCAACGGCTCAAAAGCCGACACAATTCGCTTGAATTTCCCGGCAGTAACCTCTGTTGATTTGACTCCCATTTTTTCCTGATATCCGCTGATATCTCTATGCACTGCGACCACCCCAATGCTTCCCACCCTGGCCGTGCCCGAAGACAAGACCACTTCGGTCGCTGCGCTGGCGATCCAATAGGCCGCGCTCATCGCATTGCTGTTGACATAGGCAATGATAGGCTTGGTTTGTTTCCCATGATAAATGATAGACGAAAGCGATTGAATCCCATCGACACTCCCACCCGGCGAATCGATATCCAAAACGATCCGTTCCACTTCCGGGTCGTCAAGGGCTGCTTTGATCTCCTTTCCCGCCTCATCGGCGCTTGTCCCACCAAAAAGCCACAACAACCAGGACATTCTCTGATCTAATATCCCAAAAATTTGTACTATCGCAGCCTCACCATTGCGCTCATTCTTGCCCATTTGATAATCGAAATTCGGTTCCTGGCATTGCGGATTCTCCAAAATCGCCATTATTTCGTCCAAAAAAGACACGTCAATCGCCCAAGAACGATTGTAAAATGACGCAAATCGACCTTCATCTTTCTCATTCGGCACTCGATGTCTCCTCAGTACTGACTGCCCCACGACCTAATCCGGATAATCCATTCGCCAACCTGGCCTTGTTTTCCATTCCCAAAGTCTCTGTGACCTTGTCGCCGTCGAGCCCCTTGAGTTCCGCTGTCTCTTGAGCGATCGTCGAAAACCCCTTTTCCACCATCATGGCACTCGCCTGGACCGCCTTCAATGGATCGATCGCACTCCGCGCCGGCCCGACCCAATTTACCGCCGTATAATAAATCCTCCGGGCCGGATCTGCCCATTTCTTCGCTTTGATTCTCCCGGCAGAAACTGCTTCCTCCCACATCAAATACCAGATGTGGTTCAAGAACATATCAGCCAACCAGGCCCTGCGCGCCATGTACAACCGCCATGCTTGTAAGACGGAAGCACGCGCTGCCGAGTACGAACTCTGATAATAGAGCAACAGCTCTTCGAGCGGGATCGATAACGCGGCGCCGATCTCCTTGTAAATCGCGACCATGAACGGCTCGTACGCCGTGTTCGGTCGCGCCGGATTCGCGGTCTCGATAGATTCATTGGGCCGCAAGTAATTGATCGCGCCATCACCCAGGTGGATCTCCTGATCGCCGCTGCCGGGCAACACCTCACCGACATATCCGGCTGGAACATTGCTTTCCAATTCCGCTTCCGGGTCGTCCGTCTTGACGAAGACCGTAAACATGCTCCCCACGACCGTTGCCATGAGTTCAGCATCTTTGTACCGATCCCCCTGCTTGAGCGGCTCCAGAATCGGCGCCAAAATCGGCAACCCGCGACTTTGCCCGTCGCGTTCCTTGAGGTAGAGATGACATGCCCGGCGCAATCCCGTTTTTTCACCAAAAACTCGCAACCGGGCCCACTGGTCCACTGCCTGCCCAGGCGTCCCCTGGCCAGCCAAAATTTCCCCGGGGAAATGATTCAAGACATGATAGGCGATGGGAACCCCTCGGCTGTTGTATTCGATCCCTGCTCGCAATGTCGCCATATCCACTGTGTACCCCGGATTGCATACCCGAGCGCCCTCTATGACCTGTAATTTCAACCCATACACATCCCCAGGATACTTTACATACGGCGTATTCACGAACACGTCACCGTCGATGAAAGCTCTCCGCAGTACCATATCCTGGATACCACGCATGCTCAATGTGCGCGCGAGATCGCACGACCGACAAAAAACCGTCCATTCCCGTTCCGCTTGGTTGCCGATCTCTTTGGCCTCATCGACACTGATGCCGAGCCCAGCCGCATCGATTTGGGATTGGGGAACCAACCCGGTATCTCCGACGACGTTCAGCGCCTGTCGGTCGATGGCCGCATGGCCGATCGCCGAATTGCGGTACAGATCGGCGCTCCGAGCGACCAATTCCGCGCGTTCGCCGGAATACTCAGCCTCGGCATCGGCGGACGCCTGCCCACCATGCCAGGTCGCCGTTGCTCGCCTGGTTCCGGACGCTCCCTTGTGGTAAGTGTCCTGGAACGCCTTCAATTTGTATCGGTCCATCTGCCGCCGCAAGGCCCAGCCAGGCGAAATATAAGCGATCGCTCGATCTATCCATCTAGTCATTCGGTACGGCCCTCTGCGATCTGAGCCCAGAGCGCCCGGACGAACTTTCGTATCGCTCCGCAAGACGCCGGTATTTCATGTAGAGCATCTCTAAAGTACCGAGGTCTGCCCGCGTCACCGTCCGTCCGGCGATACTATATGACTGGACCCCACCAGGCAAGATCAACGCCTCAATGGCTGCCTGATACTCCTCGGCAAGCTCTGTATACGTTTTCAAGGCCATAATTACTTCCTTACCCGCATTACAACCCTTCTCTGTGGAGGATTGCTTCTCCTCTTGACCAGCAAATCCACATTCACCACATGGGCCGCGACCCTGGCATGCACCTCCGCGTCGAGGTAGTGATTGTCTCTGTATCCCTGGCGCATCACCCACACGATCGCACCGCTCGGTTTCGCGATCATCTCCTCGGCGACAATCTGCTTGCAGTAGTCGCCGTCAACCTGATCGCTCAAATTCCACCTGCCGTCTTCATCCGGCCCGCGTCGCATCCTGCCGTAAATCCATGTACGGAAATAATGCTTGTCGAATTTCCACAGTGTCAACCCACCTTTGATCTTCCTCCCGGATGGAGTTACCGAGACATTGCTGGTTCCCACAGGGGCCCCCAGCCGGCGATCCGTTCCATCGCACGCCAGCACGGCCCCCTTGTGCCGTTCCGCGAACCCGTACACCATGTCTGTACGGTACTGGCTGTCTATCGCCAGACGGAAAATTTTGTACTTCTCTCCCGTAGCTGCAGCCCATTCGCCATCCACCAGCAGGGCCTCCAGCTTCTCCCAAACATGCTCACTGTGCGTGTCTCCCCAGAGAATTCCGGGTTGCACAATCCACGATTCGTCTTTCTCGCCCCAGGCCCTGACCACGTAGTACAGGCACCGCTTCTGCACATCAACGCCGCAGGTAAGCACGATCGCGCCCGCATGTACTTCCCCGAGCGGATAGTCGAGCTTGAGCGCATCGACCTCGGTAGGGGCCGGCGCATCCCCTTTTATCTTGAAAAGCTCCCCAAATTGCGTATTTATGACCCCTTTTATGTCTTCCTCGGTTCCCTCTTTTGCCGCTTCCAGGAACTTACTGGCACGAAAAGTGAACGGTTTGAACGGAGAACATAGCCCAGAAACTCTGAACGATCCGATTAAACTCTCGTATACTTCCCCGGAAATCTCCGTTTTTCCGTCCTTTATCCTCGCATCTTGCTCTTTCCCAAGGTAAATTCCGTTCGCATTCAGCGATTCTTTGTCTTCCTCGTAATGCTTGTGGCCGCATTCGGGGCATTCGACCCAGGCCCCTTCGTCGTACACCGAATCCTTGTTCGCACCATCGGCCCATTTCAGCAAGGCCAGCATCGGCGCAAAATAGACACCACAGCCGAGACACGGCCAACACCATACCAACGCCGTACCTGCTTCCCATAGGCGCCACACGGGCGAATGGCCCTCGATCGTCGGCGTACTCACCACCAGGATCAAGGCGTCGGGGTAGGTCGAGGTTCGAGCCTCGGCCAATGTCATCGGCGAGCCCTCGCCCCGGATATCCTCCGGCATCCTGTCGATCTCATCGAGGATTACGATACACGCCGGATGGGCGCTCATCTCCGTAGCGGAACTTGCCCACAGGAACCGGAGAGCAGTACCGGAGATCCACTTCTCTGTAAGGTGGTCAAGCCCTCCCTCGTTGATTTTGCGAGACAAGGAGGGCGCATAGCGGAACATCTTCGTAACGCGGTCCCGGGAGATCGAGGTAACGAGCTTCTGCGTCGGCGCGACGTACAGGATCGGGACCGGATTGTCGTCCATGACCTGGCCGATCGTGTTGAGCGCCAGGTCGCTTTTTCCCATCTGGCATGCCATCACCGCCACAATGCGATTGTACTTCCCGCTCGAAATCGCCCTGGAAATCGGGATGACATACGGAGTGCGTTCCGGTCTGAATAGACCTGGCTCGGCTGCGTCCGGGGGCAGGAAGCGATTCACCCTCGCCCATTCGCAGGGATCACGATGAGGTTGTACTTTCAACAACCTCGCTGCGCTTTTCAAGATCAGCCTCTGTTTCGTCGCCTGCATAAATCGCCAAAGCCTCCGAAGCCCTATTCAGGGCGGCCCTGATTTCCTCATCGACTATCGCCTTTATCCTGGCCGGATTACTGATGGTCGCCAGTTGCGCCGCCATCCGCCCGGGAAGGCCCAACATTTCCAAACGCAGTGTAGCAAGAATGCGCTGTATCGCCGCATTCGCATCTTCTATCGAGATCAACCCACCTTTCAGTTCCGCAACTTCGAGTTCGACCTTGTCGGCCTTTGCACGCTCCAGCCGGGCACGCTCATCCTTGATCGTTCCCTCCGGTTTATTGAGCCGCAGTTGCCGGATATACCAGTGGAGACATTCGAGCAACGGCCATCGGCCTCGACCACTACCGGCAGGAAGGCCTTCTTTTGCCAGTTGCTGGATGCGCCGTGGCGTCAGGTCCATGATCGCCGCCAGCTTCTCTGTCGACACTTCCACTCTGTCGCTCCTCGATTGATTGAATCAACAACTCTTCCAGTGTTTCCTCAAACGACATCACCGCCGGCTGCGGGGTCAACGCCGCCATCTGTCCCCATTCCAGTATCGTCTTCATTCCTCGATCTGCTCGTTGTCGACCCAGAATTCCCCGTATAGCTTCTCGTCGGCGGTCCCCTTCACCTCGATCTCGTTCCGCATCGGATCGGATTTGTCGCGACAAACCCAATCGCTGTACGCGCCGGCAGGAATTTCGCGCACAACTCCACCTCCCCACCGATATTCCACCGGATTGTTCCCCTCCGGATTCTCCAGTTGCAATCCCTGCATGTAATCGGGAATTTCTATGGAAGCCCATTCATCGGTGAGTATCACTTCAAAATTCCGGACCTTCATTGCTGCTCCTCATAAAATAATCCGGCATCTCCGATCCTTTTTAATTCCTCGTGCATCTCTTTGCTCAACTCTTCTGATGCTTGTGGCATTATTCCTCGCTGGATTGCTGCAAAATCTTTCGCTAAAGCTCCCCATTTCTTTATCGTTTCATACTCATTACTCAGTAATTCTATGCGCTGTTCATCATCTGCCTCCTCAACCAACTCCTGGCTTTTTTGAAATCGCAATAAGGCCAATTTGCTTCCGATCTTGCTTATCTCTAGTAAATTTTCCGTAGTTTCTGCTATAGATTTTCGGAATTTTACATAAATCGTTTTCTGTGCCTCAGCAATTGCCGCGTCTCTTTTTTCTTTCCATTTTTCCCGAGCATACCACTGTTGAACTGTTCCTATTCTGACTCCATACTTTTCTGCTATTTCACTTAACGTCAAACCATTCAAAAAGTCTTGTAAGGCATACAGCAATCTGACATTTTTATTGCATCTTTTTGGCATTTTTGTTGAACCACAGAGAAAACGAAATCGATTTTTTCAACTTGACACAGCGAGGGAAGCGAGGCC